TTCGACACATATTGTAAAATGCATGAAATAGGAAAAACAACATTGGATGTAAAAAGAACATACAGTGAAAGGTACATGCCTACAGAGTATGAGATAACAGAAAGGTTTGCAAACATCTATAAAAAGAAGTTTAAAAGACCAATGGAAATGGCAGAACGATTTGCAGATAACATGAAAGAAATATATAACAAAGTCGAAGATAACATATTAGATGGATTGGAACTAGAACTTCCTAAAATATCAGAAGATGGAGCGAAACAACTTGAAACACTAACAAAGCAGGGATTGAAAAACAGAAACAAGTGGAACAAAGAATATTGGAAAAGATGCAAAGAAGAATT